CGGCCTGCCCCAGCACGACGCGCATGGTGGCCTCCTCGGCCCACTTGACCATTTCGTCATACGACGCCGCGCTTGATCCGCTGCGGGTCGCCTCCATGATCTTGATGCGCTCGTTCTTGATCGTGCCCTCCGGCAACAGCACGGCGCTATCCCGGCCGACCGCGACCGCTGCCTGTAGCAACTCCGCCTTGCGCTTCTGGTCCGCCTTCTCAGCCTCCGTGAACTCAATCGCGACGGTCGGTTGCCCCAGCTTCTCAAGGAACAGCGACCAGAACTTGAGGCCAGCGCGCTTGAAGAACACGGGCCAATAGAGCCAATGCCCCAGCCCCAGGCCATAGAAGGCGAAGTCATGCGTGCCGCCGGTGCGGACGGTCAGAAACTTGTTTGGCAGCAGCGCTTCGCCCGACAGCCCGCCGCCGATGCGCGGCACCATCCGCAATTCGCCCTTGAGCGTGAAGCCGAACCAGCGGCGATCGGGGATCACCACGTCGTCGAGCCACACGATCGGGCGGCCGTCGTGATCCTTGGTCGTCCAGATTGCCTCAGCCACTGCGTAGCCGAAGAACACCGCGTAATGCAGCAGGCCGGTGATGCGGTCGAACCCCACCTGCTTGAGCATGTCGCGGAATTGCTCAGCCGCCAGCACGGAGCGCGGATCATCCTTGTCGCCCGGCGACACCTCCCAATCCCGCGACGTGATCGCAAGCCGGCGCTGTTGCAGCGTCGAGAACACAGTGTCGTCGGACAGAAGCTGCTCGTACAGCTTCAACCCCTCCGCGCCCTTGAGCAACATCGGATCGTCGTTCTGCGCCAGCGCGTCCATCCAGTAGGACGGCAGGAACGACAGCGCATCCGGCCGCGACTGCATCTGCGCCAGCGTCGGCGTTGCATCGTCGTCGGACGGTGAGCCGGCCTTCGTCGGCACCGGGAAGCTGACCACGTTGCTTGCCGCGAACTCCAGTCCGCGCGCGCTGTTGCGGCGGCCGGTGCGATACTGGTCGGGAGAAGCCATCAGAACGCGAACCCCTGCGATGTTGAGCCGATAGAGCCGAAGCCCGCGCCGCCATTATCGCGCGTGTCGGGTTCCCTGTCACGCTCCACCACGCCGAGCGTTTCGCGGCGGCCGATGCTGGCATGACTGAACCCGCCTGACCCGCTCTTGCGCACCGCCTCCAAGCCGTAGCGCAGCGCGTCGATGACGTGGTTGTCCTTGTCGGCGAGGATCGGCAGAACCTTTTTCGTCTTCTCGTCCACCTTGTAGCTGTACGTCCGCATCTCGGCCGCCGCATGGATACAGCGCGGGTGTATCGCCACGTCATACGACTTGAGGAAGTCGACGCCATCTTCGACCGATCCAGCCCCCTTGATGGCCGGCTCAATGCGAAAGCCCCGCGCCTTCATATACGCGATCAGCTCGGGGCGTGCGCCGTCTGCTACGATCGGCCATGTCGTCGCGCCAGGGATGCCCCGATACAGCAGCGGGTTGGGCCATCGCACCGGTTCCGACGCATCCGTGCCGCCGAACAGGGCCGGCGTGTTGTCGATGGTGCAGCCGATTTGATACGCCTCGAAATCAACGAACAGCACATCGCCATCTGGATCGGCCACCGCCTCGCCGCGCACCCATCGGCCCATGAAGCATCGCACCAGCACAGTCGGATCGACGGCGAAGCCCCAGTCCGCCCCGAACCGGAAGATGGCGTCGGCTGGCGTCTCGAAATCAACCACCGACCAATTGCGAAACACACGCGCTTCGCTGTTCTGCTGATATTGCCCGAGCCATATGTGCGCGTGCTTGTCGGGGTCGCGGCGCTTGTCGCGCTCCATATCCTGCCGAAGTTCGGTCGGGAACCATGGGTTCTGATCATAATTGACGGTCAGGTGCAGGCAGAACGGATCGCCCTCCATCTCGCGCGACATGGCATCCACCGGGTCGTCGGCCTCCAGCGGGTTCCATGTCAGCCAAATTTCCGATCCAGGCGTTCGGATCGTCGGCGTTACCGTGTCGATCGACGCTTGACTGACCGCCTGTGCTTCGTCCGCCCAAAAGCGGGTGATACCCTCCATAGACCGAACTGACGCCGCGCCGTTGCGCAATCCGCCGAACATGAACAGCGACCCGGTAACGGTGTTGCGAATTTCGTTGTCGGTGCTGTCGTACATGCCGCGCAAGCCGAGACGATCAATCTCGTCGTCGATCATGCGTTTCGACGAGTCGCGGATGCTCCGTTGCACCTCGCGCGCGCACAGGATGCGGTGCGGTTCCTGCGCGGCCTGAATGACCAAGGCGGTCGCGACAGAGCGGCTTTTCGCGCTGCCTCGACCGCCCTTGATGAACTTGTATCGGCGGGGGTGCCAAAGTGCCTCCGCCCATGCCGGCAGCTTAGCGTCAATCTTCGGCAGCATCGCCAGCCTTTACGAACGTGACGGCAATGCCGGGAAGCGCCGCGCCACCGGGAGCGCTATGCTCAATCTCGCGCTTGTCGCGCCACTCGATCGGGTCCGCGTTCTTGAGTGCGTAAGCTCGGGATCGCACGACGGCCGGGTTCTGCGCGGAGAGCAAGTCCACTTCCAGCTTGTAGGTTCGTGCGGCCTGCCCGATTTTCATGGCCTCGTCGAAATCGGGGTGATCCTCCCGCCACCGATACAGCGTCGCGCGGTGGACAAGGATGCTGCCGGCGAACGCCCCGATCGAGTAGCCTTGCTGCATGAAGGCGACAATCTCATCGCAATATTTCGGATCATAGAGGGTCGGGTTCGGCATCGTCATATCCTGTTCGCAAGGCTGTCTCGATACCATGTAGGGCGGCCTCAAGCCAAACGTTGCTGTAGGAGCCGGCGCGCACGGACGAGGCGGTGTTTGCCCAGGCGGGGCCTTGCGCGTCAATCGCATCGGCGAGGATGCGGCGCGCGGTGGCGGAGGGCTTCACTCCGCCCCCTGCGTCGGCTGCACCATCTCACTGTTCGACATGAGCGGTTCCTTGGTGGGCGCGGGCGCGTAGGGCGGCTGCGGTGAGGGCTAGGGCGGGGGTGGCGGCATGTTCGCAACGGTAGCCGCGCATGGCATCGAATGACGCGTCCTGCCCCGGCTTGGATAGCACCGCTTGCCATGGGCCTTTGCTACGGAGATGCTCTTCGTCGTCCCATTCCGACAGCATCAGACGCAGATGCGGCGGCACCAGCGACATGGCAGCGTCGAGCGAGGCGGTGTAGCGCGGCGGGAACTCGCCCTCGGTGCGCCAACGGCTGCCGATCCAGTTATCCAATGCAATCGCCGGGTCAGCGTTGAACGCTTCGATCAGATCGCCGTCTGTGGCAGCCTGGTCAGCACAGCCGTGCCACCATGCCCAAGCATCCAACTCCCTATCCGGCCCCTCCCCCGCCTCCACGCGCGAGGCCAGCTCCATCAGATCAGTCATGGGAATTTCCTTTGCGAGGGGCGGATTGTCCAAACCGCACTTGCTCGTCCGGGTCGTATCCAAAGCGTTGGCAGAGATGGCGGGCGAAGGTGCTGCCGAGCAGGAACACGTCCATCACGGCAACCCAGCGCGGTTGGTATCCTCGGCTACGGGTTGCTCGGGCTGTGAACACCGCTCTGCGAAGCAATTCGTGGTCGGGAATGTCGAACCTGCGCCCCGCGATCTCGGCTACCTGAGGATCAGTCATTGACGACTTCCTTTCCATTGGCATCCAGCCACCACTCCGTCCCGAAGTCGCCGTTGTCGCAGCGGTCGCATCGGCTGACGACGATGGTGGCGACCCGCGCCGGGATGCTCGGGTCGACCGAGCGGGGATAGCTCTGCTTGCGCTTGCACTTGTCGCAGCGGAGCGTGATATCGGGCGCGATCTCGGCTACCTGCTGGGGGTCTGGCGGGGTCATGCGGCGGGCTCAGTGGAAATCGCGGCTACGAGCCACATGTAGGCTTCGTCAAAGCGATCGATAGCCAAGCGATATTCACGTGGTGTGCCCGCTCGACCCGCTGCATCCGCTAGCCGTCGCGCGGCATAGTCGAACACGTCCTGCACCGATGCGCTGTCCAAGGGGTGCTCGATAGGCTCAAGCATCGTCGCAACCCTCCATCAGGTGCTTGCGCGCGCGGCCTTCCCAATCCGCAAGATCGCGCTCGTATTGATCCTGCACCCAAAGTGCGATCGTGCCGGACTGGCTGGCGACCGGGCGGCGGGTGTTATTCTCGTCGAGATTGTAGCGGGCAGCGTACCGTGCGAGGTCCGTCCCCGGCGACCTTTCGGCGATGACGTTGGTCCGTTCTTGCATATCCAGCCGGCGCGCTCTGACGCATAGGTCTAGCCCTTCTGACAACAGCTTTCGACAGCACGCGCCCATCACGCCCCCTCCCCCTCGGTCGCTGCATGACCGGTAGCTGGGATGGTGGCACATGGGCCGACGTGTCCCGGCTCTCGCGTGCAAAGCCAACCAGCGGGCGGCAGCTCGCATTTCAGACGCAGCGGGTGGTCAGGCATACCAGCGCCAACCTCTTGGCCTTCCTCAAGCCGCGCCATGTTGAGGCACCACTCGGCAGTCATGCTCTTGCGGCCCGCCTCCCCCGTAGCTGGGATGGTCGGGGCGGCTGCGAGGGCGGCGGCAAAATCGCGACAGTCCGAACAGTGGTTGCCGGGCTTGCACCAGTCGCCGCAGATCACGCGCTGCCAGTGCTCCAGCTTCTTTCGCGGCAAATTCACCATCGCGGGGTCAGTCGCGGGCGGGAGGGAGGCGAGCGGAGAGAACGTGCCAAGATCGCGCCAAAATTCTTGCGCGGCCACCTGCCCCTTTTCGTCTTGCACTAGCCAGAAGTGCTGCCCCCGCTCCCCCGCCCCGCTCGCGGCTTCGGCGGTGGCGAGCATGACCGCGCGAACGGCACGCTGTTCATGGCCGTTCAAGCCGCCCTCGCGAACATGCCACGCGGTATCGTGGAGATTATCTTCCTCGTATGTGCGGGCCAAAGCCTCCAGTGCCCGCGCCCGCGCCTCTGCGGCATCGGTGGTCGTGGTGGTCATGCTGCGTCTCCGGGGATGTGCTGGCCTAGCTCGATGGCATCAGCCGCAGCGTAATAGGTGCGCCAGTCGGTGCCATGCGGCCTGCTGTCACCGATCTTGCGGAGCCACGCGATCACGGCCTCGCGTTCTGTCTGCTCGCCCAGAAAAGAAGCCAGCGCGTGGACCTTCGCCCGCGCCTCTGCGGCATCAGGGGTCGTGTCGGATGCGAGCTGATACCCAAGCAAGTGCTGTACCAGCGCCTCGGCTTGCGCGGCGGTCAGCAGGTTAGTCCCGATGGGCCGCCATTCGACTCCCTCCCCGTAATTGGGGCGGGTTGCCGAAATGCCGTTGTCAGGCGCGAAGTCTGCTGGCAGCGGCCATGCGAGGAAGCGGTCAACCATAGACTTGACTAGGGCTTCACGGGTCTTTGCAGAGGTGTCAGTCATGCTGCGGGCTCCTTGGTCGGGGCGAGGGCGCGGATGGCGGTGGCGATCACGCTGCCAAGCCCGTCGAATTCAAATGCCAGGGCGTCGTCAGCACGATCCCGGCGCGCCTGTGCGTTCTGTTGCGCTTGCTCCTCCGCTACCTTCGCACACCGCTCAATCGTCTCCGCCTCCAGCGCCGACCGCAGATCAGCCGGTGCGCGGGTGGTGCCTGGGGGTGCGGGGAGAGGCTGCCAGTGATACGGCTCCTCACCGCCTTCTGTGATACAGCCGAAAGTCATCCAGCATTCGCCATTCCAATACGCCGGCCTAACCGGGTGGTATTGATATGCCGCGATGATGATGGTCCCATCCTTCGGAGCCGTCTCAATCGGCTGCCACCCGGTCTGCTTCTCACTCTCCATGGCGCGTCTCCTGACGGGCGGAGGCAATTGCGGCGCGGGACAGTGAAACGAACGCCCACTTTCCCATTTTCGGCCACACCGCGAACACGCAGCCGAATGGCACACCATTCATGAGGCGACCCAGCGTGTGAGCAGCAGAGACTGCCTCTTCACGCGTATGGTGTACGCTGTGTGTGCGACGGCCCTTCACTTCGTCTCTCCCTGACGGGCGGAGGTGGCGGCTGCGCGAAGGGCGGTGCGGGCGGCTTGGTATTCCGGCAGACCGAACTGCACGCGGCCGTATGACATCTGGATCATGCGAGGCGTCGAGGTGCTGCCCTTCTCCTGCCAGCGGTCCCATTCGTCGGCGAGGGCTGCGAACGGCTTGAGCGCATCCAGCACATCGGCCACAGTCTGAGGGGCGGTCACGACCGCGCTTGCCGCTTTCCCGGAACCGTCTATATCGTTGTCTTGCATGATCGTCCTTTCGCTCGCGATCGTGTCAGGGCCACGGAGGGTTTGCGCTTCCCTTCCGTGGCCCTTTACGTAGCTGGTGTGATAGGGTTTCGCAAGGGGCTACTTTGCGACAGTCAGGCCGAGCGGAAGCATGATGTCCTTGAGTGCGTCGCTGACTTCGTTGGGGAAAATTCCCCACCCTTCCGACCGCCCCAGTGCGAACGTCTCGACTATCTCCGCCGCTGCGTCGAACTGCTCCTGCGTAACAAACCGTGGCGACATCACCACCGCCACCCTCGGCTTGGGCGTATGCTCGTCGATCGCCACGTCGAGGAAGTCGATCACCTCGGCCGGGTCCATGCGCGCAGCCAGTCCAAGCCTTGCGCCTGCGATCCGTTCGCCGAGTGCGTCCGACCGTGCCGCCCATCGCCGGGCGTTCTCCGCCGCCGCGTCGCGTTGCTGGAGCGCGTCGGCGAGCTGGCGGGTCAGGGTCGCGACCTGTTCGGACAGCATCTGCGCTTCCGTGCGGTGGTCATCGCCTAGAATTCGTTGAACCGCCGCGATCAGAGCCGCGTCATTGTGTGCCGGTGCCGTCGTCATATGCCTGTCTCCCGATAGCTTGCCGTCATGCGCCACTGTCCCTTGAGCAGAACCGCGCACTGCCCATCGTCATAATCCGCGACCAGCATTCGCATCGTGCCCCGGTCTGGGTCGAACCAGCCAATCGCTTTTACAGGCTGGCCGAGCGTGTCGGGTGCGCCGTGTCGGCGTAGCGTTTCGCTGACGGTGTGGAAGGGGATGGCAATGCGGTTCCAGCCTGCGAAGGCGTCATCGGGCGTCATCCCTTCCTCCCTTCATGATTGCGGAGAGCGGTAGCTGGAACTTCTTGACCGTAGCCCGCGCCATCGAGCCGGAAGATCGCCCATCCGACAGCCCATGCCGCCGCGTCGGGTGCCGCCTCGTCATCCTGTGTCTGGGGGTGGGTCATTGATGATCATCCCACTCGTCAGCATTGGCCTTGCTGCGCGCTTCGGAAGCGTCAGCCGCCTCCTCACATGCAAGAACGATCGCCTCAAACCGATTTAGGTTCTCAGCTTCGCCAGTCGCATAAGCGAAACCAGCGAGGGCGTTGGGACCGACCGCAACGTTAGCTTTACGCCCGTCGAAATCCCAGATGATACCGAAGTCATGATCGCGCTCAAACCGGCTGATCGCCAGCCCAAGGCGGACTGCTAGCACTTGGAGTTGATCCTGCTCGCTCACTTCCCCGTCTCCCCGGTAAGGGCGCGCAGGATGGTGCGCAGGTGCCCGTAGGTCAGCAGGTCGTCGTCATGTGCTCGATTGACCAGCGCGTGATCGGCACAGGCGTCATACGCCGCCAGAAATACATCCAGCGTCGTCTTGGCTTCCTGTAGCGTCTCCCCGGCAAGGGCGATTCCACGGCGCTTGAGGCCCATGAGGGCACACCCGACCTCAGGTGATGAGTCGTAGCCGCCGTCGCGGACATCGCTCACCGGGGCGTTGAGATAAGCCGCCGCAATCTCCCGCGCCTCGATCAGGTCAGGGTCCACCGGCTCGGGCAGCAGGGCGACGATGGCGCGGGCTTCTTCGGCCATGTACTTGGTGATGAACGCGTGCGGGCCATGCTCGGCGATCTCGCGCACCAGCGCCTCCATCCGCGCCGTCACATCAGGCTTGGTGTCTGCCTGGGGGGCGGGCTGGGGGGTGACGTTGCGGATGCGCCAGCCTGTATCTGGCTTGAGATATTTCCCGACCCATTTCGATCCATCAGGACGGAAGCAATTGTGACCGCCTTCAGGAGCTGGGGTGACATTGTAATCACCATCAGGGTCCGGCCCGCTTTTCAGCTGGACCGGCACCACCCGCCCATCCTCATGGACCGCCTCAAGCTCGCCGCTCCAGTCGATCGGCGAAGGCTTCGGGTTGTACGCCACGATGTCGAAATGCGGCATCCGCAGCTTGTCGTCCGGGCTTGCATGGCCCCACGTAAAGGCATCCCGTGCGTCTTTCGGGTCGACCATCTCGCCGCTGCGCGTCAGCACCTCCTTGCCGTCCCAATCATCGGGAGCGGCATCACCGCCATCCCATGGCTTCATGCCACGTTCGAACGCCGCTTGAGTGTCCATGGGGCGGAACGACATGCCTTTTAGGCCGGTGATGTAAGACTTCTCCTGCACAGGCTGACGGTAATGCGGGTGGTCGGCGGGGAGGCGGATGTGATCCACCCCGTTCCACGACGGCTCAGTGTTTGGAGCCCTGTTCCAGATATGCGGCTTCCCAACTGACGCAATGCCGAACCAATCGAAGCTGCCTCCACCAGCCTGAAACTCTTGCCCTTGTTCCAACCACCCCGGCCGCTTGCCATTCACGGCGATGGCGGGGCCCCAGACCACAGAGCCGCCAGAGGCCAACCCACCCCCCGACCCTTCCCGACCTACCTCGGAACCCGAAATCGCGCCACAGACCCCGTTTCCGCCCAAATTTTCGATATTCTGATCGCTCATTGTCCGTCTCGCTTCGCTCGCCCGCTTAAATCTGGCCCTGAACCGACGCGCGGGCTTTGCGCCGGATCGACCTAACCGTGTTCGTGGAACAGCCGAGGCTTCGCGCGATGCCGGCGGCCGAGTGCCCGGCCTTGGTCATGCGCTCCACCAATGCCGTCCGCTCTACTACCGCGCGCCTCGGTCGCCGTCCGTGCGCCGGTTGCAGCATCGGAACGTAAATCCGCTCCCCGCCGAAGTGCATCACCAGCCGCGCCGCCAACCGCTCCCCGAACTGCCGGGCCAGCCGCTGCGCCCGCGCCGTCTCCGCCGGGACGTGCATCAGGGTTCCGCCATGGACCGCCGACACGCGGGCCGCGTCATCCGCGCCCAGGCGTTCGATCAGGACGGAAACCTTGCGCTTCAACCGTTCAACCCCTTCACAACCCTCTTACGAGTATATCATGTAGTGTCGCACTTCAAGCACCGAAGGGGTGCGGATCGCCGTCGTCCCTGACCAGATAATTGTTCTCCGCCCCGAGTAGCGGACACGACGGCTCCAGCGCGTCGAGCGCGTCGCCCAACTCCTCGTTGGTCATTCCCTTCGTAGCTAACTCGGCATAGCGCCGCTCTGCCTCAGTGCGCGTCAGGAACTGCGTGGACGTGATACCCATCTCTCAATCCTCCTATTGACCGACCGGAGCCGGTTGATCCTCGCGCATCACCTCGCGCTTGCCGTTCCGCTTTCCGACGTACCAGTGCCAACCCATGTGCGCCCCGATGGTCCGGTTCAGCGCATCGCAATGGCCCTGCAACTGGTCGATGGCCTCGAAGTCGTCGCGAACAGCCATCAGGCGCGCCGGATCGGGTGGTGGTGATACAAGGCTCGAGTAACGTACCGATCATGCTCGAGCCGCCGCAGCGTGCCCCGCTCCACCGCGATCCGCAGCCACCGGTCGGACACGTCGCCGATCGGCTGGCCTTCGCCGATGTTCGCGAGCCATCGTTCGAATAGGCCTTGAGCCGTATCGTCGCACAGCCGCAGGATCGACGCTCGATCATCCGAAGGGGGCCGGTACTCCGCAATCAGTTCCAAGCACTCCGCCGGCACTGGAAACCACCGCAACCGCTCACAGGCCAGTCGTGCCATGTGGGCGATAGCCGGCTCGCTATATTGGGCGAGCAGCGACACGTAGACCGCAAACCGCTTCCGCCCGCCTTCGTCGCTGACGGTCTTGCTCGGCAGGGTCGATGCGACGAACGCCAGGTGTCGCCGGATTTCCTCGACCGTTGCCGGCTGGGGGCGGGTGTCGCTGGTCGTTTCCGCCCATTCCCGCAGCTCTCGGCATTCCTCAATGGTGGTGGGGGTTCCAACCGGCCGCGTCTTCGAGCGCGTTAAGGAACCCGTCGTTTGATCTGCGAGGCGGGCCATTACCGTTCCGAGCTGTTCCATTGCGTCCGTCCCTCATAACCCGGTCGTGCTGATCGCGTATCCGGTTGTGCCAAGCCTTGTCCCAATCGAGCCGTGCGGCGTCTCGCGATCGAGATGTCCAGTAATCGACGAACCCATCGATCTCCCGATCCTCCCGGCCTGGGGGCCATGCGTCGACCATGGCGGCGACGTTGGGCGGATAGGGCCTTGCGGGCTTCCAGTCGGCGGGCAACCGCGCCGCGCGCTTAGCGCGGTGTGATGTACCGTCAGGTACATCACTATTAATGGTTTCCCTTGTTTCTAATTCTTTCTTCTTTGCGTCGGTGGTGCGTCGCTGCTGCGTCGCTGGCGCGTCGGTTGGTGCGTCGGCCTCGTCCTGAATGGCCTGATATTTGGCGTAATTCCGTAGGTTTACGACAGTTTGCCCTGCGTCGGCTGTAGCGTCGATAATTTCCGCGTTCTGTAACGAAGTCAGAAACCGACGCACCCTTGGTTCTTCCCACTTCCAAGCCCGCGCCATGTAGCGGAGCGAGTGGGAAAACTGTCCGCGTTGCAGCGTGATTTCGCCCTTGGGCGTGACTACGCGACGCTCCCGAAATGCTGCCTCCTCGATCATCCAGACGAATGCGTCCCGGCGTGAAAACGCCTCTCCGCGAAACACGGGATGGTCCTGCCACCCGCGATGCATCAGATAGAACCCGCCCGATGCCATCTCAGCCGACCCGCCACACGCGCAGTTGCTCACCATCCCGGCGGACACTGAATTGCTTGCTGTGTCGCTTGCCGTAATCCGACGCGGCGGCGGCCACACGGTTACGCGGCTGTTGGGTCAGGAAGCTATCGCCAATTTTCATGTCCGAGAATGGATACCGCTGGAGCGGCGGAGGCGGGGCTAC